GTGTTATTACGTTTGCTAAACTAGGAAAAGAAGTAATGATGAAAATTGTTGGCAAGTTTCTTGTTGAACTTAAAGACATGGTTAAAGATAAAAATATTAAAATTGACATTACTAACGAAGCTCTTGACTACTTAGTTGACAAAGGGTTTGATCCAAAAAATGGCGCAAGACCGTTACAACGTGTAATTGATAAAGATATTAAACGTCCGTTGTCACGTGAATTATTGTTTGGCAATCTTAAAAACGGTGGCAATGTTACTGTGGCTATTAAAGATGGTACATTAGTTTTAAATACTACTAGTATTCCAAAGGACGTTACCGTTGAAGAAACAAACGACAAATAAGTTATTTTGGGACAAATATCTATATAAATTATGCATTAATAATGGTATAGGACACATATTTCGTGACAAGAACCTTTCTTACGCTAGAGAGGTTCTTGACAAACTACAACAGCAATACGAGTCTGGTGATTCTTTAGTAATAGAGAGCTATTATAGAGCTACTCCAGTTAAGGAATTAAGTTTCTTAGATGCACGTAAATTGTATAAGTTCCTAAGTAAAACTGACGACTATACTTTACGTATAAAAAGTTCTACAGTATGCATATACTCTAATAATAAAGAATGGCTGCATACACTTAAAAGTGCTATAAACAAAGAAAATTTATTAGAATTATGGGAGCCAGACCCAAAGCATCTGTCTACATTAGACGCAAATACAATAATAGTAGATGCTAGTAACGGATATAATTATAAAGTTACTTTTGGGCCAAAAATTGCTGATACAGCAGGATTTGCTAATTGGGCTAAAAGTAATGAAAAACAAGTTCGTGTAGGTCCTACACTAATGGGCAATTTAGAACGTAGCGGATACGTTTCTGATTTATACTTTTATGCTCGAGATGAAAAAACTCTAAGACTGTGTGAACTTATGTTAGCTAATATTAGGCGTATCGACAAATTAGTTGTCAAGTCTAATTTAGATAAATAGTTATATGGCACAGAGTGAAACAATTTTATCAGTAAATACACACCCAAGCGACAGTGCAATTCAAACTGTAACTGGAGAAAAGTATAAAGGCGACGGCTACTACGGTAGATCCGATGGCTTCCACACCGTACAATATAATATAACAGGCTTTATTGGCACTGTTAATATTCAGGCAACTTTAGCTGTTGATCCAACAGCAGATGATTGGTTCACTGTATATACACAAGCATATCCAGTTGTAAATGACGAAGGTACTACTAAAAGTAACTTTACTAATTTTACAGGCAATTATGTATGGATTAGAGCATACATAAGCAATTGGACTGACGGCACAGTTAATAGTATTCAACTAAATCACTAGGGTAGGAATAATGGAACATTTTATTAGAATAGTAATGGAAAAGCAAGATAACTTAAACGAAAGTTTAAATGAAGATGTATTTCCAGGAAGTTATATTTACGAAACTGAGCAGGATACAACTGTATTTGAAATGCCATTACCTACTGCACTAAGCGAAGAAGAAGCAGACGAGTTTGCTAACAAACTAGCAGAATATGTATTTGAACAAGGTTACGAAGACTTTGACATTCAAATAAGTGCAGACGATGTAGATGTTAATGAAGATGAAGAAACATATGACGGTGATGACTTTTTTGAAGAATACGGCGTTATGTGGTTTAATGAAGATGACGAAATTGACGAAGCAGAATACCAAGGTCGTAAAGTTAAACTAGGCAAGCCAATGCGTGGCGATGTTAAAAAGTTTAAAGTGTATGTTAAGAACCCAAAGGGTAATGTAGTAAAAGTTAACTTTGGCGATCCTAACATGAAAATTAAAAAATCAAATCCTGCACGTAGAAGAAGTTTCCGTGCTAGACACAACTGTGATAATCCTGGGCCGCGTCATAAGGCACGTTATTGGTCATGTAGGAAGTGGTAACATGAAACTATTTGAACTAGAAAACAAACAGGAAGAAATACCATTTGATGTAGTAGAAGATTTAGCAATCTTTATGCGCAACGATCCTATGTTTTATCGTAAGACATTTTTTCCAGCAATGGCCGATGTAAGTGACAAAATGGAACGAGGCGAAAGTATTGATCCTATTATGTTTATTAAGCCTATGGTAACCAAAGGGGCTAATAACTATTGTAAAAAATTTATTAAAGATAGGCGTCCAGAGGACATCTTTACAGATGATGATATAAACACCTGCTGTAAAAAAATACAAGCAGAAGAAATGCCCAATGTTAAAAAAGGAATGTATAAAGAATGTTCCTAAGAGAGTTATTTGAAGCACCAAAAAAGGTAGCAGTAGCAGCATTTGGCAGAATGAATCCTCCTACTATTGGACATGAGAAACTTGTGGAAAAAGTAAAGAGCTATGAAGGCGATCATTATATTTTCTTAAGCCAAACAGTTAAACCAAAAGATAATCCATTACCATTTGATGTTAAATTAGAGTTTGCTAAAAAGTTTTTTCCTGGTGTTAATGTAGGACATCCTAGTGTACGTACACCAATTCAGATGTTACAAATGCTAGAGAAACTAGGTTACACAGATGTTATCTACGTAGCAGGTTCAGATCGTGTAGCAAGTTTTGACAAACTGTTTAACGACTATAACGGCAAAGAATATAACTTTAATAGTATTACTGTAGAAAATGCAGGCGAACGTGATCCAGATGCAGATGGTGCAGAAGGTATGAGCGCAAGTAAAATGAGAGCAGCGGCTGCTTCCGGCGATTATGATTCATTTGCACAAGGTGTTCCGACGCCAGCACTAGCAGAAAAATTATACAATGCTGTTCGCACAGGCATGGGTGTTAAAGACGAAGTACCAGCAAATGAAATATTAGGCTTTGCTACTAAAAGTCCAAAACGTACAACAGTAAAAAAGAAACGTCCACCAGAAGAAGATAGTGTAAAAGACAAACTTGCCAAGCGTAGAGCAATGGCTGCTAAAGGTAATCCCGATGCATACAAAACAGGCGCAGTTAAAGAAGGTGACTTAGTTATTGATAAAAGTTCTTTAAGATCGTTCCTTGCACAAATGATCCAAGACGCTATTGCAAAAGAAGATGACGTTGAAAAGTTATCTAAAGTACTTAAAATGCTAGTAGGTAAAGAAATTAAAACTAGAGGCGACAGAGCTTATACTATTACAAGCGAAGACATACTCGGAGCATTGAAAAGTGGATGAACTCGACTATATTAAAAAGCTCGCTGGCGTAAACGAATTTAAAGGGTATACAGAATATACTCTAGAAAATATGTCGCAAACTGCTACTGCTATTAAGCAGAAAGAGCGCGACAACAATATTAAACCTGGTGATAAAGAATGGTTTGAACTTTGGTTTAGCAAACCGTATATGACAGGACATACATTTAGAGGACGCACTAAGAAATGAGATTACGTCAACTATACGAAGATGGAAGAATAGTAAAAGGTGTTAATACTACTCCAGATGTCGATGTGAACTCTATTTCTAAAGAAGCTGCTAAGTTTGGATTTAAAGTAGACAAAGACGGACGTCCGCAAAATCATCCTAGTAAAGTAAAAGGCAGTAAAACAAACGTATTGTTTAACCTAGGACTTGCTGAAAGTGTTGCTATTAAATTTGAACGTGGCGACGATTACGATATATTACACATAAAAGAAAAAGGTAAAAATCGTGTAGAAGTGCGCGGTAAGAGCGGATACGAAAGCGGCAACTACGACCCCAAGGACAAACTACACAAAGTATTAGACGGATTAAAAAAAGCTGCTAACATTAGTGAACTAATGAACGGTGAAACTGTAGTAATTAATCCTAAACATCCAGATGGTCCTCAAGCATTAGATAACCTAAAAGACTTAGAAGAAGCCTTAGGCGAAATTGCAAGTGCTACAGAAATCTATGTAGACATGGATGGTGTGCTTGCAGACTTTTTTGGCGACTGGGCTAAACTAATGGGTGTAGACAGTTTCCGTGATATTAAAGATGTAAATGCAGCTCTACAAAAAATTAAAGACACAGACGACTTTTGGCTTAACTTACCTGTAACAGACAATGCAAAATCTTTGCTAGAGCTTATTAAAAAAGTAAAAGGCGAATATAGTATTTGTAGTTCACCATTGCCGGGTGATAAAAACTCAGAACCACACAAGCGTGAATGGATTGAAAAAAATCTAGCATTTTTTCCACCTAAAGAAATTATTATTACACACGACAAAGCAAAGTTTGCTACACAAGCAGATGGTACACCTAACATACTAATTGACGACTACGGTGTTAACATCGCTAAATGGGAAGCAGCAGGCGGTATAGGATTTAAGCATAAGGATCATAAGTTTGAAAGAACTGCTAAAGCAATTAAACAACATATGCAAGAGCCTGTAGAAGAAGGTAACCTATTTAAAAATCCTAAAAATGCATTCCTTACAAAAGCAGATACTGCTTATGATTTCCTTAGAATTGGCACTAACTTAGCAAACTTAAAATCAGTTCCTAGCAACTCTAATGTTGACGAGCCGGACATTATGATTGCTCCGTATGCAGGTGCTAAAGAAATGAAGTATCTTATGAAGCAACTTAACCGCATTGGCTATAAGACGCAAGATGCACAAGGTTACAAGGATGCACATTTTGACGACGAACCCACAGGTGGCGAAGCTCCGCCGCAACTTAAGAAGATGGGTCCACTAGGTAAAATTAAACTAGACAAACTAAAAAGCGTACAAAACGAAAGACAATGGCACAAACTAGGTAAGCAGTTAGTTAAAGTATTAAATGACGATTACGAACCTTTACAAATTGACCGTAAGGGGCGTGTTGTTAACGGACATCACAGATTAGATGCACTACGTTTAACTGGTGCAGAATATGCTCGTGTGCATATGGTAGACGAAGTATTAGAAAATATGCTAGACGAAAACTTTGCTGATGGTAAGAAAAAAGGCAAAAGTCGCCCTGGGCGTGTAAAAAAGTCAGGTGCTAGTTGCAACGGTAGTGTTACAAGCCTACGTAAACGTGCTAAGAACGCAAGTGGTGAAAAGGCTAAAATGTACCACTGGTGCGCCAATATGAAATCAGGTAGAAAGAAGAAATAATGGATATAGAACATTACGTAAAAAAGTATAAAGAACACGAACAACAAAGACTAAGTACTAATGAACGTAATGACTATTGGAAACAATATACTAAATCACAAAAGCAGCTAGATCCAGAAACAAGTTTTAATATGGGGGAATACACATGAAAATAACAGACATTGATAAAAATATACTCGACGAAACTACATCTGCAGGGTCAGTTGCTAGTGTTGCTACTCCAGTAGGCGGAATGGTTAGTAGACAAATGAAAAACGCAGACGGTACTGCTAAAAATGCACTAGATATTGATGTAAATATCATGGGGCAAAAAAAGAAGAAGAAAAAGAATAAGCGATAAATACAGTATGCGTATCAAAGACATAAAAGAAAAAAAAGATGACAAAGATGACAAGGTAAGAAGTGCCTTTGGTAGAGGTATGGGCAAAGGCTGGCAAGCTACTCAAAAGGGTGGTATACTTGCTCCTGACTCTTTGGAAAGAGGTATAAAGAAGTTTTTTACTGATCCTGGCAAAGACCCGGAAGACAACGACGAGACCAAAGACACAGATTCTAAAAAAGTAAAAGGTGGTGCAGGAACAGCTGATCAAGCTAAAAAGAAAAATGATCAAAAGGGAGATGGCGGAAAGCCTGAAGTAAAATCTGGTACAAATACAAGTAATAGACCATTAAACCCTAAAAGTCCTATTCCAAGATTGGCTGTATTTACAGATGGTAGAATAAAATACGAATGGGATCCTAAAAAAACTATGTGGGTTGGATCTAATGGCACTGAGCTTTCTCCTCAAGAAGGTGTAGATGCTTATAACAAAACAATTAAAAGTAAAAGAGAATACGTTATTGAAAACGAATCAAAGGATGAAACTATGAGCAAAGCAATTAAAGAAGGATTAGCCGATTTAGCTGGCAGAGCAGAAGCTGATCACGAAGTGCAAATGGCTAGAGCTGATCTTTATAAGATTGCCAAGTACGCCATTAAGTTACACGATATGTTAAAAGACGTATCAGAAGAAAGAGGCATGGAAGGATGGCAGCAAGCTAAGATTACTAAAGCAGCTGACTATATCGGAAGTGTGTATCACAACTTAGATTATGATCTAAAGTTTGGTGATCAAAATGACGAAATTGGTCCAGACAAAGAAATGCAAATGGGCGAATCAAGAGATACACATTGTTCGGACAAATGTTGCGGTGCAGATGTTAAAAGAGAAGATTGCACATGTCCTCCAACTTGTAAACATTGTAATTGTAATGCAACTAACGTAGACGAAGGTAAAAGCCCACATAAAAAAGGCACTAAGAAGTACAAAAAACATATGGCTGCAATGCATGCCGAAAGTACAGATAGTTACAAACAACAAATTGCAGAAAAGTTAAAGAAAAAACTCAAAGCATCAGTAACACCGCCTAGTGCTCCAGCAGATATTAAAGCTGATAATATTAAGGCAAAAAAAATTAGTCCTAACACAGGTTCAGGTGGTGGCGGAGGTAAGTAATGGACTTTCATGCACTACAGAATAAATTATTTGAGATCGAACCAACTAACCCAGCTGAAGACTTAGCAAAACTAAAAGCACAAGCTCAAGGCGGAGCGCCTGCTCTAGATGCTCCAATTCCGCAACACGTAGCTGAAAGTTACAATGTTGCCGAAGGTTCGTTACAAATGGACAAAGATTATTCTGTAAATGACTTTGCTGCACTAGCAGGTGTTACTACTGCTACTCCAAGAGTAGCACAACCTGTAATGGAGTCAGCACCTGCCACTAATAAAGATGACCGTATTGCACAATTAGAAGAACGTGTTGCTAGACTTGAAGCAATGCTTAACGAACGTTCACTTACCAAAGGTGAAGAAAACAAAAAAGAAAAAATCGTCAAAGGTATGAAAAAGAACAAAGACGACTTTAAGAAGCGTTACGGCGATGACGCAGAAGCAGTTATGTATGCAACTGCAACTAAAAACGCCAAAAAAGAAACAGCGTCTATCAAAGACGAATTAATGGCAAGACTAAAAGAATACGAACTTAAAAAATAAGTTCCATTTTAGGTTGACATTTGTCTAAATATCCACTATAATATAAACTAATACTAACACAGGAGTATACACATGGGATCTCGTACCTACGGTGCTGACGAAAAAGCAAAACTAGAAAGACTTGTTCGCGAAGGCGTAACTGTTCTACAAGAAGTAGAAGATTTAAATGCAGGTTTAAAAGAAACTGTAAAAGCAGTAGCAGAAGAAATGGATATTAAACCAAGTTTAATTAACAAAGCAATTAAGATTGCACAAAAACGTGATTGGGATAATCATGCCGATGCCTATGACGATTTAGAAACTCTAATCGTTACGCTTGGTTATGACAAATGAGTCTTTGGCAGAAAACTAAAGACTTTTGGATACGCAGTTATACTAGCGACCGCAAAGCATTTTACTACGAAACAATTGCTAGTGCGTGTGTATTCATTAGTATGACTTGGATTGCTGTTGCTCAACCCAATCCTGATTTTAGATTAATTTATCCAATTAGTTTTATTGGAGCAGTTTTTAGTATTTTATCATTTACACGTAGAGGTGCAGGCTGGCCATTAGTAATGACAACATACTTTGCATTCTTGCACGTAACTGGTTGGATACTAGCAATGGGATTTTTTAATTGAATAAAATAATTAAATTTTGGAGCGAAAGCTATCAAACAGATCGTATTGCATTTTTATACGAACTGTTAAGTTTTGTATTCACGGTAGCTGCTAGTGCATCACTTGCACTTACTGCCGACTCTCCTGATATGCGTATTGTTTATCCAGGATTTTTTATCGGTAGTGTGTTTGGAGTGCTAGGTTATTATAGACGCAAACTAGCATGGCCAATGATGTTAACAGGTTGGTTTATTTTTGTTAACGTACTCGGCTTTGGCGTAGCAATGCGCTGGTGGTAATAAATAATTTTAACGCCAATAGCAATAGCTAGGCATGTAGAAGGTTAAGTTGGCCATAAGCAACGAAGGAGAAATGAATGCCATATGTAGACGCGATGTTCGATCGCGACCAGGATATCATCCGTGTCGTAGAACGCAGAGACGGTAAAAGACACTTTACTGAGTATCCTGCAAAATATACATTTTATTACGAAGACCCTAGAGGCAAGTACAAAAGTGTGTACGGCGATCCACTAAGCCGTATTGTATGTAAAAACACAAAAGACTTTCGAAAAGAAGTTGCTATTAATAAAGGCAAAAAACTATTTGAAAGCGATATTAATCCTATCTTCCAATGTTTAAGTGAAAACTATCTCAATCAAGATGCACCTAAACTAAACATTGCATTCTTCGATATTGAGACAGACTTTGATCCAGAACGCGGCTTTGCTGATCCAGCAGATCCGTTTATGGGAATTACATCTGTATCTGTATATTTACAATGGATGGAAGCAATGATTTGTCTTGCTGTCCCTCCTAAAACACTTACAATGGAGCAAGCGCAAAAAGAACTCGAAGGCATTGACAATGTCATGCTGTTTGAAAAAGAAGCAGACATGCTTGATACTTTCTTAGATCTAATACAAGATGCAGATATCCTAAGTGGGTGGAACAGTGAAGGTTATGATATTCCGTATACTGTTAACCGTGTAAGTCGTGTACTAAGCAAAGATGATACAAGACGTTTTTGTTTGTGGGGACAGTTACCTAAGAAACGTGAATACGAAAAATACGGGAAGCAAGCAGTTACGTTTGACTTGATTGGTCGTGTACACTTAGATAGCTTGGAACTGTATCGTAAATACACCTACGAAGAACGTCATACATATCGACTAGACGCTATTGGTGAAATTGAAGTAGGTGAAAACAAAGTACCATATGAAGGTACACTTGATCAGTTATATAACAATGACTTCCGTAAGTTTATTGAATATAACATCCAGGATACTGCATTGCTAGACAAGCTAGACAAGAAACTACGCTTTATTGACTTGAGTAATACTGTTGCACACGAAAATACTGTACTACTACAAACAACAATGGGTGCTGTTGCTGTTACAGAGCAAGGTATTATTAACGAAGCACACAACAGAGACTTACGTGTTCCTAATCGTCCTCGTCGTGATGACACAGAGAATACACAAGCCGCTGGTGCGTATGTTGCGTTTCCTAAGAAGGGCTTACACAAGTGGCTTGCATCAATGGATTTGAACTCACTGTATCCGTCAGTAATTCGTGCGCTAAACATGGCTCCAGAAACTATTATAGGACAAATACGGCCTGAGATTTCAGATAGTCGTGTACATGAAGATATGACACTAAAGAAGAAGTCATTTGCAGGTAGCTGGGAAGGACGCTTTAATGTTGAAGAATATGATGTAGTCATGGAGCAACGCAAAGATGTTGCACTTACAATTGACTGGGAAGACGGACGTTCAGACGTACTAAGTGGTGCTGAAATTTATCAACTAATCTTTGATAGTCAAATGCCGTGGATGCTTAGTGCAAACGGTACTATTTTTACAACAGAGTTTGAAGGTGTTATTCCAGGTATCCTTAAACGCTGGTATGCTGAACGTAAAGACATGCAGAAGATGTTGAAGAAAGCAAAAGATGCAGAAAACAAAGCAGAAATCGAATATTGGGACAAACGTCAGCTTGTCAAGAAGATTAACCTTAATAGCTTGTATGGTGCTATTCTTAACCCTGGGTGTCGCTTTTTTGATAAACGTATCGGCCAGAGTACTACACTAACAGGTAGACAAATTGTTAAGCATATGAGTGCAGAAGTAAACAACTGTATTGCAGGCGAGTATGATCACGTAGGCAAAGCAGTTATCTACGGTGATACTGACTCTGTGTACTTTAGTGCTTGGCCTTTACTAAAAGATGACGTAGAAAGCGGCAAATTAGAATGGTCGCCAGAAAAAGCTATTGCATTATATGATCAAATCTGTGAACAAGCAAATACAACATTTCCTAAGTTTATGGCACAAGCATTTCATTGTCCTAAAACACGAAGTGATGTTATTGCCGCAGGTAGAGAGATTGTAGCACGTTCAGGCTTGTACATTACTAAGAAGCGTTATGCGGCACTAGTAACCGACAACGAAGGCTTTAGAACAGACACAGACGGCAAGCCAGGCAAAGTAAAAGCAATGGGTTTGGACTTAAGACGTTCAGACACTCCTGTGTTTATGCAGAAGTTCCTTAGCGAACTATTGCTAATGGTGCTTACAGATGTTCCTGAAAAAGAAGTACTAGAACGTATCACAGAATTCCGCAAAGAGTTCCAAGAAATGCCAGGTTGGGAGAAAGGTTCACCTAAACGTGCAAATAAGATTGGACACTATCAGCGATTAGAACAAAAGCAAGGCAAGGCAAATATGCCGGGCCATGTACGGGCAAGCATTAACTGGAATACATTAAAACGCATGAACGGCGACAAATACTCGCAAGAGATTGTTGACGGTATGAAAGTTATTGTTTGTAAACTAAAACAGAACCCATTAGGATATACAAGTGTTGCATATCCAACTGACGAACTTCGTTTGCCAGAGTGGTTTAAAGAACTGCCATTTGATGATGCGGCAATGGCAGAAACAATTATTGACAATAAGTTAGACAACTTAATTGGCGTGTTGAATTATGATCTTGAAGATACTAAACAGCACACAACATTTAACAGTTTGTTTGACTTTGGAGACTAATATGAAAGTAAAACTAGAAGTTGAACTTGATACTGAAAAACAAAAAGACTTAGACATGATTGAAGATGTAATTTATCATCTTCAAGACGTCCGTGAATTGTTAGAAGAACATCAAGAAAACCTAAATAACAATACTAAACATAAAAACAATCGGAGAAAATAAATGAAGGTAGGCTTTACTGCATCGACGTTTGATTTACTTCATGCCGGACATGTTATAATGTTACGAGAAGCAAAAGAACAGTGCGATTATCTTATATGCGGATTGCAAGTTGATCCTAGTATAGATAGAGCAGAAAAGAACGCTCCTATACAAACTGTTGTAGAGCGTTATACACAATTAAAGGCAGTTGGTTATGTTAATGAAATTATTCCATACGGAACTGAAAAAGATCTAGAAGATATTCTTAGTATGTACCCAATCGATGTACGCATACTAGGAGAAGAATATCGCGATAAAGACTTTACAGGTAAAGATATTTGTCGCAAGCGTGATATTGATTTGTATTTTAACAAACGAGATCATAGATTTAGCTCAAGTGATTTAAGGAAACGAGTTTGTGAATAAATTTATATTTGACGTAGACGGTACACTAACGCCTAGCAGAGGAGTTATTGATCCTAAGTTTAAAGAGTTCTTTAACTATTTTTGTCGTGACAATCCTGTGTACCTTGTTACTGGTAGTGACAAGTCTAAAACAGTAGAACAAATTGGCGAAGATACCTATAACTTGTGCTACACAGTTTACAACTGTAACGGCAATGATGTGTGGCAAAGCAATAATAACATTCGAACAAACGAATGGAAATTGTCAGAGTTAGCACACGATTGGCTAAGTGAACAACTAACTGAAAGTGAATTTTCTTTGCGTACAGGTTTACACTTTGAACATCGTCCAGGCATGGTAAACTTTAGTGTAGTAGGACGCAATGCTAACGCAGAACAGCGTAAGATGTATGTACAATGGGATACTGAAAGACTTGAACGGATTTGGATTGCAGATAAATTCAATTTAATCTTTCCAGAGCTTGATGCAAAAGTAGGTGGCGAGACTGGCATTGACATTAGTCCAAAAGGATTTGACAAGAGTCAAATTGTAAAAGACTTTGACAAAGAAGATAGACTTTATTTCTTTGGCGATGCAATGCACGAAGACGGTAATGACTATCCACTTGCACAAGTAGCACACCATAGTAAACACGTTACTGGTTGGAAACAAACTTGGGAATATTTAACTTGGTTTCAAGAACAGAAAATTGCAAATTAATGCTTGACAAGCAAACATTTAGGCACTATAATAAAACTAACATCAATGGAGAATCATAAATGAAAGACATTTTACAAGACGTGGTAGCCCACACACATGCACTAGGCTTTTTGTCGCTAGTTAAAGTTAGCAACGATGAAGGTACATCAATTGACTCAATGGCAGAAGATCGTAGTGTTATTTTAACAGGAACAACTGCAACACCAGTAGCAGAGTTTAAAGGTACTTTTGGTATGCCTAACTTAGATAAGTTAGCACTACACTTAAAGAATCCTGAATACAAAGACAATGCAAAAATTGACGTTGTAGAAGCAGAACGTAACGGTGAAACAATTCCGACACATATTCACTTTGAAAATGCCGCAGGTGACTTTGAAAATGATTACCGCTTTATGAACAAAGCGATTATCGAAGAGAAACTTAAAACAGTTAAGTTTAAAGGTGCAACTTGGGAAGTATCTGTACAACCAAGTGTTGCAAGTATTGCACGTATGAAGTTGATGAGTGCAGCACATAGCGAAGAACCTACGTTTAACGTAAAAACTACAGACGGCAACCTAGTGTTTAGTTTTGGTGATGCAAGCACACACGCAGGTGAGTTTGTATTCCAGCACGGTGTAGAAGGTACACTACAGCATACTTGGAGTTGGCCTGTAGCACAAGTACAAGCAATTCTTAATCTCGATGGTGATGCAACTATGAGCATTTCAGATCAAGGTGCTATGAAAATTAGTGTTAACTCAGGTATGGCAACATACGATTATATTCTACCAGCACAGAGTAAGTAAAATATGCGCAAAGATTTAACTACAGAACAAAAAGACTATGCACGTTTTTTACCAGCACTAAGTGGCTTCTATGCAACTTATGTAGGTAAACAACGTTATGACGAGTATGTAGATAAGTCGCGTATTCCTAGTAACTTTACACACGGTGTCGAAAGTTTAAACTATCTTAATAAAACCGAAGGACAGTTCCAATATCAATGGACTCTGTATTCAGCAGGACATGCTGACTTAGATACAACAAAAGTTGTTCCTAAAGAAGATATGGTACGTAATAGAGATAGAGAAAACACATGGATATTAGGTGACTCAGGCGGCTTCCAAATTGGTAAAGGCGTTTGGGAAGGTGACTGGAAAGATCCTAACTGTCCTAAAGCACAAAAGAAACGTGACGGTGTTCTCCGTTGGATGGATGCTTATATGGACTACGGGATGGTACTTGATATTCCAGCCTGGGTGGCACGTTCGCCCGAAGGCGCAAAAGCAACAGGTATTAGCACTTATCAAGAAGCAGTAGCCGCTACACGTATTAACAATGACTACTGGATGAAGCACAGAACAGGTGCTTGTAAGTTCCTTAATGTTTTACAAGGCGAAAATCACACAGACGCAGATGACTGGTATGAGCAGATGAAAGACTACTGTGACCCAGTTAAGTATCCTGACAATCACTTTAACGGATGGTCAATGGGTGGACAGAACATGTGTGATGTACACTTGGTGCTTAAACGTATCGTTACACTACACTTTGATAATCTATTACAAAAAGGCGTACACGATGTAATGCACTTCCTAGGTACAAGTAAACTAGAGTGGGCTACATTGCTAACTGATATTCAAAGAGCAGTAAGGAAGAATTATAATGAAAACTTCACTATCACTTTTGACTGTGCTAGTCCTTTCCTTGCAACCGCAAATGGACAGATTTACATACAGAATGAAACAGAGGACCGTTCGAAATGGACATATCGAATGGTGCCATCGGTTGACGATAAGAAATATGCTACAGACAACCGCATCTTTAGAGATGCTGTTATATCAGATGGGATATTTAAAAACTTTGAAGACAGCCCACTCACTGCCGAACTTAAAGTATCAGACGTTTGCACTTATGCTCCCGGAGACCTAAATAAGATTGGCAAAGAAGGAAAAACATCATGGGATAGTTTTTCGTATGCGATCCAAATGGGTCATAATGTATGGAGTCACATTAATGCAGTACAAGAAGCAAACAGACAATACGACAATGGAATCATTCCAAAGATGCTTGTTCAAGAACAGTTTGACAGGATTCTATTTAGAGATGTTGTGGAAGAAATATTTGCAATTACAAACAAAGACGAAGCTCTAGCAAAAATTGATGAGTATTCAAAGTTTTGGATGGCTATACCAGGTACACGCGGTGCAATTGGTAAAAAGACTGTGAACGCTAGTACACACTTTAATGCATTGTTTGATGTGGAAGAGTCAGAAGAAGCAGTTGAAGAAGAACTCGACGAAACTAAATTGGAGGTACTTGAGGATGAGCAATTATGACGAAGTTAAGGATAAACTCTTAGCACACTACGACGAGCTAAAACGGAAACATAAAGAACTTGACGAAGAGCTAGAAACCAAGTATAATAATATGACAGTAACAGAAGACGTTCGTAGAATGAAAACTATGAAACTTTATCTTAAAGATGAAATGCATCGTATTAACGCATATCTAATACAAAAAGGCTTAGAATGAAACGAGATTATGAAAGCGGTGTAAGTGATACACCTATTATGTTTACCGGCATAGAAGTTGAAAAGACTCCTGCTTTTGGAATGAAAACATTGTTTGTTACAGGCATACAAGACTATAACGAAGTAATGGAATACTATAACAAGTTAGAGTGTGAACATATCTTCTTTGGTGCTAATCATTCATATAACCCTAAAACTTCAGACGAGTTTGAAGATTGGGACTTAGCAATTAGGGCTTTTTTACAAGAAGGTATACTGTGTAGTTTGGACATTCCAAGTACAATTAATATGGAATGGTTCTTAGACGGTGGACTAGTAGAAAATGAAAACTTTATCCCACAGATACGTGTTGTAGTACCATATGTTAAACAGTGGAACTATAATACTATGGTTAAGATAGACGACAAGGACTTTAAAGCAAGTAATCCAGGTGTTTGGTGTCATAGTTTACACGACTTAATGGATAGAGAAAAATTTACCGATTGGGGCAAATACGGCCTTGACAAAGTTATTAAATGAAAGTATACTATAAACAATGCAACGTGAATCCTACCATGATTATATGGGACGTAGAATGAAAGAAGAAGACGCAAAAATGTCACAAGCAAATATGCTTAATAAAGCAGAACGCAGTATTTGGGTAACCTTTGCTAAAGAAGGTGTACATATGTACCCAGGCGCAGATACTGATCCTAAACTAGCAACAGGCGATTGGGATGACGTATCATTCCTTGGTATTCCACATCGTCATATTTTCCACTTTCGTGTTCGTATTGAAGTATTTCATAACGATCGCGATATTGAATTCATTCAGTTTAAACGCTGGATGGAACGGTTGTATGCTGAAGTAGATAGTTCTACAGCAGTACTACAACTAAATCACAAGAGCTGTGAAATGATCGCAGATGACTTGTATCAAGAAATTTCTACAAAGTACCCCGGCCGCTTTGTAGAGATTAGTGTCGCTGAAGACAACGAAAACGGCTGTTCTATTTTTTACCCTAAATGCTAATAAGAGAGAGTAACTTAAAATGGCAACTAACTTCCCACCAGTTGAAAAGATTTTTGACGACTTGGACAAGTTTCGCGACTATTGTCGCTTCGAAGGCAAGCCTTTCAATGAGGCTGATTTGTACAAAAAAGATGCTTGGGTTTGGCAAGCCTATCAAAAGTATCAAAACTACCTTCGTGCAAAGGCTCGCAACGCCGGGCGTAATTTTAACAATCGGAGAAATTAAATGACTATCTACATCGTTGACATTGAAGCAGTTGACACACGTTATACTAAGCAATGGAAAGAACATTTGCCTAAGCAACTACGTCATGCTACAAACAGCGATGTAGTTGTTATTAGTGGAGGAGAAACGCCTCAGGCTACAACGCCTGGGGCATTTCTTAATTTTGGCGGTACTAACGTTTACAAGAGTAAACAGTTAGAAACCATTGGTGAAATGTTTTGTAAAGGACAAATTAAAGATGGAGATTATTTCCTATATACGGACGCTTGGAACCCGACTGTTATCCAGCTTAAATACATGGCTGAGCTCTTGGACGTACATATTAGAACCGGTGGGCTATGGCATGCTGGTAGTTACGATCCTCATGATTTCCTTGGTAGGCTAATTGGTGATAAGCCTTGGGTAAGACATGCTGAAATGTCAATGTTTGAATGTTATGATGATAACTTTTTTGCAAGTGACTTTCATATTGATATGTTTACAGACGTATTTGACGAAGACTACGTAGTTGACTGGGATAAAATACATCGTGTAGGTTGGCCTATGGAGTATCTAAAGGACAGTCTTGTTTCTTATAGTGGTATGGAAAAGCGAGATTTAATACTCTTTCCGCATCGTGTTGCTCCAGAGAAACAGGTTGAAATTTTCCGTGACTTAGCAGAACAACTTCCGCAATACGAGTTTGTTGTGTGTCAAGAGCAACAACTTACTAAGAACGAGTATCACAACTTACTAGGTGAAGCTAAACTAGTGTTCAGTGCTAACTTGCAAGAAACACTGGGCATTAGCTGGTACGAAGGTGCTCTAGTAGATGCTATTCCTATGGTGCCTGATAGACTTAGTTATAGTGAAATGGCTGTGCCTGAGTTTAAGTACCCGAGTGAATGGACTGAAGATTTTAACTCTTACAGAAACAATCGAGACAAGGTTGTTGCGCAGATTGTAGAGTACATGGAACACTATGACGACTTCCAAGTAAGTTTAGAAAAGCAACGTACTAAATTAAACAAACAATTCTTTTCAGGAGTAGCACTGTATGACGCAGTCAAAGGATAATGATACACTTACTATTACACTAGACGACTATGTTAGTGGTGAAGATATTACTATTAATTTAGATGATACCTACGGTACTACAACGTACTGGGGAAGCGGCAGCATTACTGATGTTGTTTACAGTGATAGTGCAGATAGTACATTTACAATTGACACAAGTACTATGGACACTATTAATATTGATTGGCTCTATAACAATACGAATATAGACCCAAGTGAAGTTGAGCGTATGTGTAACGAGTATCCAGCACTAGAAAAAGTTTGGCGCAACTTCAAAAGCGTATATGACATGGTTAAACAAGACTACGAAGGCAAGAAAAAGGCAGGAGAAATTGACGATGACATTCCTTTCTAAGATTATGGACAAGCTCGGCAGACGTCGAGTAATTACAGAACGTGACAGTGATGTACCATATCTTATCCGCTACTACATATTCCTAAAGGACAGAAAAAACTTTCCTTTTAATATCACACTGCACAAGGTGCTTGTAGGTGACGAACCTACACTGCACGATCATCCTTGGAGTTACGCAACACTTATTCTAAAAGGCGGCTACTGGGAGAACACACCTCAAGGACGTTTCTGGAGAGGACCTGGACACTTCCGCTATCGTCGTGCAAGTGACTTGCACTATTTGGAATTAGAACGAGATGAAAAAGGTAATGAAATCCCTTGCTGGAGTCTTTTCTTCATGGGACAAAAAGCAGGCGCATGGGGCTTCCTCAAAGACGGAAAATGGATCCACAATGAAAAGTATCTTGCTAGAGGAGCCAAAGTGGACAATGAGTAACTGCACCGTAACACCTAACACTCCTATCTACAATAATATTACTGGTGGGCTGTCGGCTGCTGCTGCTG